GGCGAGATCAACATCAGCTTCTGATGGCGATCAACTACAAGGCTGAGCCAACCGCCAGCAAGTTTCATCGGTCGGACGCTTTTGTGCGCGGCCTGCGCGGGCCGATTGGCACCGGCAAGTCGGTTACCTGCTGCATGGAGATGATCCGGCGAGCGCGCGAACAGGAGCCATTCGAGGGTGTGCGGCGCACCAGGTGGGCCGCCATCCGCAACACGTACCCAGAGTTGAAGTCCACGACGATCAAGACGTGGGAGGACTGGTCGGACGCCCCTGTGGTGTTCGATTCGCCCATCACGAGCCTGTTCAAACGCACTCTCGGCGACGGCACGCGCATCGAGATGGAAGTCCTCTTCATGTCGCTGGACCGCCCAGACGACGTGAAGAAGCTCAAGTCGCTGGACTTGACTGGCGTATGGCTCAACGAGGCGAGCGAACTGGCGAAAGCCGTGCTCGACATGGCCACCGGCCGCGTGGGGCGCTACCCAAGCAAGGTCATGGGCGGCCCGACGTGGTCGGGCGTCATTGCCGACACCAACAGCCCCGACGACGACCACTGGTACTACAAGCTCGCCGAGGCGCCGTCCGCCGAAGAGTTGGCACAGCGCGATGACCTGGTGCGGCAGCTGGTGGAGCTTGGGCAGATGAGGCCCGGCCAACTGCTCTACGAATGGTTCGCGCAGCCTGGCGCGCTCATCAAGGTGGGCGACCGCTACGAGCCAAACCCGCTGGCCGAGAACGTCAAGAACCACACGCTCGGCTATGGCTACTGGCTGCGGCAGATCGCCGGCAAGAACGAGGAGTGGATCAAGGTCTTCGTGCTGGGCCAATACGGCTCTGTTCACGATGGCAAGCCCGTGTTCCCCGAGTACAACGACACGCTGCACATCAAGACGCTCAACCCCATTGCCGGCGTGCCGCTGGACATCGGCATGGACTTCGGGTTGACGCCCGCAGCCGTCATCGGACAGAGGGACTCGCGCGGCCGGCTGCTCATCATTGACGAGTTGTGCGGCGAGGACATGGGCATCAGGCAGTTCCTGGAGGACGTGCTGATCCCTCAGCTCATGGACGTCTATGCCGACTGGTGGACCCTGAAAGACGGACCCAAGCGCGACGGGCTTGGCCGGATGATCTCGTGTGTTGGCGACCCGGCCGGCAAGCAGAAGGCCCAGACCGACGAGAAGACGTGCTTCCAGGAGGTGAAGGCAGCCGGCCTGCACATCGAGCCAGCCGAAACGAACGCCTTCATCCCGCGCCGCAGCGCCGTGGCGTGGTTCCTGTCCAAGCTCATCGGGGGCCAGCCGGCATTCCTGATGGACCCGGTGTGCTCCGTGCTGCGCAAAGGCTTCAACGGCGGCTACAAGTACCGGCGCATTCAGGTGACAGGCGAGGAGCGCTACACCGACGAGCCGGTCAAGAACGGGTACTCCCACCCGCATGACGCTCTGCAGTACCTCGCACTCAAGTACGGCGGAGCCCAAGCCATCAAGGGCCCACGCCGCTCTGCCGGGCGACTTGCGCCATTCCGCCCAACCGTCCACGGCACAGGCGTCCTCGGGTAACCGCCAAAGCTAGCGCTACTCAACCGTTCAATCCCGGCAAATACCTGGGATTGCCATGACTGAGCGCATCGTTCCGCAGCCGGACCCGCAACTGGCGCCGGACAACAACCCATCCGTTGCACTTGAGGCCAGCCGCGTCATCAAGGCCAGCCCTGGCGTGCTGTACGGCCTGAGCGGCTACAACGGCAACGCCGGCACGCGGTACATCCAGCTCTTCAACTCGACGACGGTGCCGGCCGACACGGCTGTGCCGGTGCTCGCGCTCCCGGTTGCTGATGGCGAGGCGTTCAACTTCGACTTCGGTCCCTACGGCATGGGGTTCTCGGTTGGCATCGTGGCGTGCAACAGCAGCACGGGACCGACCAAGACAGTGGGCGCTGCCGATTCGTGGTTCACGCCCCGCTTCAAGTGACCGCCGCCTGATGGCACCCCGCCGCCCCAAGGCTCAGACGGTCGCCGAGATCGACGTCGTCATCATCGAGCCCAAGCCCCCGGAAATCCCGTTCGAGGAGCGGCTGCAGAACTTCGGTGTCGCCATCGCCAAGCTGCGCGACGAGGCGGTCAAGGGCCGCAAAGAGTCGGGCATCGAAGACGAATGGATGGCCTGCGAAGAGGCCTACATCGGCTGCGACGACGAGAACCGCAGCGACTTTGCCCGCGCCCGATGGGCCAAGCCGCAGGACATGAGCGGCCCGCTGATCTACCGCAACTCCAGCGACGGCGTGCGGTCCACGGCCTTTGTGCGCCTGACCTCGCGCTACGTGGACGCGGCGGCCGCGAAGATCGGCGAGATCACCCAGACGGTAGACGACAACCACTTCGCGCTCGACCCGACGCCGGTTCCGCAGCTGATCGCGGACAAGGAGAACGACAGCCCCGTCATCGAGAACGGCAAGCCCGTCATGCGCCCGGCCCGGCCGGAAGAACTGCCGCAGCAGCCCGCCGCGCCCGGCATGCTGCCGCCCAACCCCGAGGCCCAGCCAGCCGACCCCAACGCGCCCCAGGTGCCGGTCAAGGTCAAGGATCTGGCCACCGAGCTGATGGACAAGGCCAGCGCCGCCGCGAAGAAGGCGAAGAAGCGCATCGACGACTGGCTCATCGAGTGCAACTACTCAGCGGAGCGCCGGAACATCACCTTCGACGCAGCCCGGTGCGGCGTGGGCGTCATCAAGGGCCCATTCCCGTTCCAACAGCGCAACATGGCCTGGCGCGAGAAGCGCCTGCAGTTCGACACCAAGCTCATCCCGGCCGCGAAGTGGGTGGACTTCTGGAACCTGTTCCCGGACCCGGCCTGCGGCGAGAACATCCACGACGGCGACTTCCTGTTTGAGCGCGACTTCCTGACGCGCGGCAAGCTGCATGGCCTCAAGAAGCTCAAGGGGCGCAGCGGGCGACCGATCTACATCGCCAGCCAGATCGACAAGGTCTTGGCTGAAGGCCCTGGCAAGTGCCTGACCGAGGGGCGCAACCCCAGCGAGCGCGACGAAAAGAAGCGGTTCGAGATCTGGTACGCCTTCGCGGCGGTGTCGCTGGCAGACCTGGGCCTCGTGAACCAGCCGGCCGTGGACGACATCATGGGCGGCCTGGGCGAGGGCGAGAAGCCGCCCGAAGAGGTGTTCGCCATCGTCACGCTGGTGAACGACACCGTCATCCGCGCGACGATCAACCCGCTTGACTCGGGAAGCTTCCCGTATCACGCCGTCCCGTGGCGCCGTCGTGCTGGCCACTGGGCCGGGGTTGGCGTGGCAGAGCAGGTCCGCCTGGCGCAGCGCATCACCAACGCATCCACCCGCGCCCTGCTGAACAACGGCGGCCTGTCTGGCGGCCTGCAGATCGTGGTGGACCGCGACAGCATCGAGCCCGCCGATGGCGACTGGACGATGACGCCGAACAAGTTCTGGTGGAAGACGGCCGACGCCGACATCCAGGACATGCGGGCCGCGTTCCAGGCCGTCGAGTTCCCGAACGTCGTTGACCAGATGATGAAGATCATCGAGTACGGCTTCCGGCTGGCCGAAGAGGCGAGCTCGGTGCCGCTGGTCACGCAGGGCCAGTCTGGCGACACGACCCCGGACACCTTCAGCGGCCAGCAGCTCCAGGACAACAACGCCAACCAGCTGCTGCGCGACGTGGGCTTCTCGTTCGCCGACAAGGGCACGAACCCGCTCATCAAGCAGTTCTACGAGTGGCTGCTGCTGGACCCCGATGTTCCCGACGACGAGAAGGGCGACTACCAGGTCAACGTCTCCGGCGCGATCGCGCTGATCGAGCGCGCCATCCAGGAGCAGACCATCGTCCAACTCGGCGCGATGGTGCTGAACCCAGCCTTCGGGCTCGACCCCAAGCGCTGGTCCCAGCAGTTCCTGCGCCTGAAGCGCCTCGACCCGCGCGACTTCAGCTACAGCGAGGAAGAGCAGCGCCGCATGGAGTCGGCCCCGCCGCCCGAAGACCCGGTCGTCACCGCCGCAAAGATCCGCGCCGATGCCCAGGTCAAGTCTGCGCAGGACTCCAACGCGCTCATGGCCAAGCGGATCGAAGTCGATACCGACCGCGACACCGCCTACAACCAATCGCTGGCCCGCCGCGACGAGATCAACGCGCGCGCCAAGCTGGAGCAGTTGCAGGTTCAGGAGCGCATCGCCGACAAGCACATGCAGCTTGAGATCATCAAGTTGCACTCGCAGAAGCTGGTGAACGATGACGACCTCAAGGCCATGCTTGCGAAGGTCGTGATGACGCTGCGTACTCAGGTGCAGCTGCAGCAGGACCAGCACGACCAGGACGCCAAGCAAGTAGCCCCGCAAGGTGCTGAGCCTGCCGGCCGCGCACCCAACGGCCAGGCCTTCACGCAATGAACAAGCTCATCCCGCCGCCCGGCAAGTCGCGGTTCACGTTGACCCCTGGCGAGCAGCAGACACCCCTCTACATCAAGCTCCGCAAGCACTGGGAAACGCGGCTGCAAGAGCTTCGGGAGAAGAACGACTCGGCAGCGCTCACGCCGGAGGAAACGGCCCGTCTGCGCGGGCGCATCGACGAGATCAAGTTGCTCCTGAAAGCCGGCGTCGAAACCGCCGAATGACCCTCCAAAGCTAGCGCTACTCAACCCAAAGATTCCTGCAACGCCGCCACCCAGCGTGACGGCCCAGAGCGCAAAGGACGGAAACGCCCCTTGTGATCGGCCTCGATAGACGAGGCGTTTGTGTGGAATCTTCGATGGACCCGCAAGACGCGCAAGAGACGACCGAAGTACCCAATGCCGCCGACCTGGCGGAGTTCACTGCAGGCTACACCGCAGAGCCGCTGACGGAGACGCCAGAGCCGGCCGCAGAACAGCCCAAGGATGAGCCCCAAGTCGCGCAAGCGCCGGCAGAGCCCGCACCCGAATACGTGCAGCTCACCCGGCAGCAGTTCGATGACCTGCAGACCCGCATCGCGAAGTTCGACGAACTGAGCGTCAAGCAACAGCAGGCGTTGGACAAGGCCTTCGGAAAGCTGGGCGTTGTCGAGCAGGACTTGCGAACGAAGGTGGTAGCCCCTGTGGGCGGCGAGATCTCCGACGAGGACTTTGCCGAACTCAAGGCGCTTGATCCCGACATCGCACGCATGGTCAGCGAAGGGCTGAAGAACGCGAGCCAGAAGCTCCGCCTTCAAGTCCCCGAAATCGACCCGGCGCCCATTGAAGAGCTGATTGAGAAGCGTGTCTCCGAGCGATTGCAGAGGCATGCCATTGATACCGGCGTGAAGCAGTTGAACCGTTCGCACCCTGGCTGGCAAGACCTGGTCCAGGACGCGGAAGGCAAGGTCAAACCGGACTTCGTGGCGTGGCTCGACAAGCAGGACGAGGGGTTTCGGGCCGATGTGCTGGCGTTCGACATGAGCGCCACCGCCGACGCGATCACCAAGTTCAAGGAACACGCCGCTGCGCAACAAGCTGCAGCCAACAAGGCAGCCACACGAACGAATCGACTGGACGAGGCCGTGAACCCAAGAGGCACTGGCGGGACCGCGAAGAGCGGCACGTCAGACACGGACGAGTTCTACGCGGGATACGGATCCCGCTGACCGAATGGAAAGGAGCCAACGAACCTCGGTGATCCAGAAGCCGCAAGGCATCTATCAGATCACCAACATCGAGACGGGCAAGTTCTACGTGGGCAGCTCGGTGAACCTCAGGAAGCGATGGAACGGACACGTTTCACAACTTCAACGAGGCAAGCACCCGAACGTTCACCTGCAACGCGCCTGGGACATCGACGGAGCCGAAGCCTTTGAGTTCACGGTTCTTGAGTATGTCGAAGACATCGCAAATCTGCTTCCTCTTGAGCAGCACTGGATGGACCGACTCGATGCGGCGCTACACGGATACAACTTCTGCACGAGAGCTGGGAGCCGACTTGGCACCAAGCAATCCGAGGAAGCAAAGCGAAAGATTTCAGAGGGCGGCAAAGGCCTTAAGCGAAGCGACGAGACGCGCAAGCGGATGTCGGAATCGTTCAAGAGCCGGACCCTCTCACTGGAGCACAGGAAGAAGCTTTCTGAGGCGCAACGCGCCAGGTCACCAGAGTCCCGCGCAAGGCAGGCAGCGAAGTTGATCGGCAGAAAGCTGAGTCCTGAATCGATTGCGAAACGTGAAGCGACCAAGAGGACGAATTGGCTCCGCACTAGAGACGTTTCCAACCAGATTCCAGGAGATTCATTGTGACTATCCAGAGCTTCAGCCTTTCCCCCGGCCGGATCAACCGATTCAAGGGCCGCATCCTCAAGGCCGCCGAGCCCCGCGAATGCCTTTCGCGCGGTGGCCGTCAGGTCAGGTTCGACAAGAACAGCAGCGACACGTACGTGGCTCGCCGCTGGGTGCCCTATGGCGCCACGACCTCGAACCCGAACGTCTTCTTCTCCAACGGCACAGGCGACCGAGCCGCCGCCATGGTGCAAGCGAACCAGACCCAGGAAGGCGTGACCTCGCTGCCCGAGTCCATCGTCCCGATGGACGTGACCGTGGTCATGCAGCAGTTCAACTGCCTGTACGGCTTCACCGACAAGACCTTCAACCTGTACGAGGACGACGTTCCGCAGGCCATGGTCGATCAGATCGGCACGCGCGTCACCCTCATCAAGGAGATGGTGAACTACGGCGCCCTGAAGGCCTCGACGAACCAGTTCTACGGCGGAACCGGCACCAGCCGCACGACCGTGAACGGCAAGATCACGCTGCCGCTGTTGCGCCGCATCGCCAAGTCCCTGATGGCGAACCACGCCATTGAGGTGACCAAGGTCTTGAAGGCCTCGCCGGACTACGGCACCGATGCCGTCTCGGGTGGCTTCATCGTCTACCTGTCCACCGACCTCGAATCCGACGTTCGCGACCTGCCGAACTTCGTCCCGTCCGAAAAGTACGCCAGCGGCAAGCCGATGGCCAACGAAATCGGCAAGTGCGAGCGCTTCCGCTTCGTCACGAGCCCGGACCTGATCGGCTATCAGGACGCGGCCACTTCGGTGACCGCCTCGACGTACAGCTTGGCATCTACGACCGGCACCAACCCCGATGTCTACCCGTTCATCGTGGTGGCCGACGAGGCTTGGTCGCAAGTCGCTGTGCGCGGCATGGACTCGCTGGATCCGACATGGTTGCCCCCGGGCATGAAGGACAAGTCGGACCCGCAAGGTCAGCGCGGTTACGCCGGCACCAAGTGGTGGCAAGCCACGATGGTGGAGAACAACGGCTGGATGGCGGTGGGCAACGTGGCGACCAGCAACCTGGTTGGCTGATGCCATGCAGAACACCATCACCCAGTACCTGGCCAGCATCTCCGAAGTGCGTCAACGCGACGCACTTCGTCAGGTGTTGACCCCCATCGGCGACCGCCTCAGCACGCAGACCCTTTCGTCTCCTGGCCTTGCCATCAAGGCGGGCGGCTCGGCACTTGTCAAAGCTGGTTCGCAGTTCCACGCCAGCGTTTTGGGCAAGTTGGTCCGCGTTGCGGCCAACACCGACCAAGCCGCACTTGCGGGCACGGTCACGAACGCCAAGTTCAACGTCTTCTGCTTCTTCCTCGACGTGGCCGGTACTGGCACGTCGGTGATGGGTGGTGAGGCTTCGACCATTGGCGGCGTGCAGTGGCCCGCGATCCCGCAGGGCAAGTCCCTGACTGGCTTCGTGATCATCAATCCGACCGGCACCGGCAACTTCGTGGGCGGTACGACCGCACTCGATGACGCCACTGTCGTCCCGAACGCCGTCTACGTGAACACGACCGGCAGCTTCGACCCCTCAGTTCTGATTTGAAGGAAGAAACACCATGGACAACTTGACCCAAACGCCGCTGACGATGTGCGTCAGCAAAGCCACGCTGGCAGCGTCCGGCGCGGCAACCACTTTCTCCACGACCGGTGCGACGCTGTACTGCATCAAGGGCAAGGCCTACACCACGTCGGCAGCTGCCAGCGCGGCAACGCCGACCAGCGATGCAGCCCTTGGCACCACGTTCGCAGCCAACACCCTGGCGGCCAACCAGGGCACGGTGTTCGTGTGGTGCTACGACGGCTCTTCGACCACGGCCGCAACCGCCATCAAGGTGGTTCAAGGCTCGGAAGAGGCGCTCGACGCTCTGGGCAATTTCATCAACGCCCCGCAGTTCCCCGGCATCCCGGACACGCTGGCGCCGTTTGCCTACACGGTCGTGAAAAACGGCAGCACGGGCAGCGCCTGGACGTTCGGCACGTCGAACTGGAATGCAACCGGCATCACGTTGGCGCACCAGGACGTGATGACGCTGCCCGCGCGCCCGCAAGTCAGCTAATGACTGATGCCTGACGGCACAACCCCCAGGCCCTTCGGGGCCTTCTTTTCAAGGAGCCTCGCCCATGGCACGTACCCGCATCGTTGCACCGACCTCGACCAACGAGGTCCACACCGAAGACATGCCGCTCGCCCAGCCTGGCGACATCAAGCTGCCCGGCTTGGAGGCGGCATTTGTCCCGGATCGTGAAAGCGTCTCCTTGATCGAGAAGCCTGGCACCAAGGCCGACGACGAGGCCTACTTCAACGAGCTCAAGTTCAATGAAGACGTGCTGACGATCATCCTGGAGCCTGGCACCGAGGACAACTCGCCGCTCTATCAGGACACGTACTGCAACGGTGTGTGCGAGCTGGTGCCCGTGGGGCGTGAGTACAAGATCAAGCGCAAGTTCTTGGAGTCGCTGGTTCGCGCCCAGCCTGTGACGGTGCGCACTGAGGTGGAGCGGCGTGGCGATCAAGACCCGCTGAACCACATTCGCCGCACTGCACGGGCTAAGTTCCCGCTCTCCATCCTCCACGACCCAGCCGGTGGCCGAGGCCACGAGTGGCTGCGCCGCATCCGCGCGCAGGGGTAATGCGTGACGTTTCTGGAGCTGGTCACAGCCCTGGCTGAGAAGCTCGGCGGCGTCTCTGCGCCAGCGACTGTGTCGGGCGTGACGGGGAGCCAGCTGCGCCTCGTCAACGCTATCTCCGAGGCCTGGGACGAGATCCAGGCGCGCCGCACGGACTGGAAGTGGATGCGCGCGTCCTTCCAGTTCAACACCACGGTGGGCACGGCCGCCTACACCCCGGACGACGTGGGGCTGACCGATCACGCGGTCTGGCACCTCGACACCTTCCGCATCTACCTGACCTCAGCAGGCGTGCGCGGGATGATCCCGCTGCCCAACTGGGAATGGCAGGCCTGGCGGAACAACTACGGCTTCGGCTCTCTGTCGCTCACGCAGTCCTACCCCGTGACATGGGCCGAGCGGCCGGAAGACCTGGCCATCGTGCTAGGCCCAATCCCGAACGACGTCTACACGGTCGATGGTGAGTACCAGCGCCGTCCGACGTCGTTGGAGGCTGACGACGACACGCCGGCCATGCCGGCACGGTTCCACCGGCTCATCGTCTACAGCGCGCTGGAGGCCATGGGCGAGTTCGACGCCGCACCCGAGGTGTTCGGTCGCGGTGCCCGCAAGTACAAGCAGATCAACAGCGACCTCATCCGCGACCAGACCGCGCCGATGGGGATGCCGAGGGCGCTCGCATGAGGGGCCTTCCCAACGTTCAGTTGCCGAAGTGGCGGCCTAAGTTCGTCGCCTTCGCGGGCGGTCTCGACACCGAGACACCGCCGATCGCGCTGAAGGGTGGCGTCGTCATCGGCAGCGAGAACTACGAGGCTGTCGTCAAGGGTGGCTACGAGAGCATCGGCGGCTACGAGGCCTTCGACGGCCGGCCTCGCCCCTCGGATGCTGTCGCAACCATCCTGGCCGCGCAGACTGAGTTCACCGGCATGACGGTGGGCGCCACGCTCACTGGCGTGACCAGCGGCGCCACGGGCGTCATCGCCTACTTCACGTCGGCCCTGGTCGTGCTCACCAAGGTGACCGGCACGTTCGCTACCGGCGAGATGTTGTGGCAGGGTGGCACTCCGGTGGGCGTCAGCGCCGACGAGCCATCGTTGACGCCGCTCCAGGTCAATGCCTTCACCGCTGCAGCCGCCGACATCTATCGGGCCGACATTGGCGCGGTCCCCGGCTCAGGCGCGATGCGAGGCCTGGCCATCGTCAACAACGCCGTCTACGCCTTCCGCGACAACGCCGGGGGCACGGCGCAGGCCATCTACAAGGCCACCTCGTCCGGCTGGACGGCGGTGCCCCTGCTGTACGAGCTCAGCTTCACGGTAGGCAGCGGCACGCCACCTGCAGAGGGCGCGACCATCACCAAAGGCGCCGTCAGCGCCGTGCTGAAGCGCCTGGTGATCGAGAGCGGAGAGTTCGCCACCTCGGACGCGGCCGGGCGGCTCATCATCGCGGCGCCTTCCGGGGGCAGCTTCACAGCCGGGGCCTTCACGGCCGGCATGACTGGCACGGCCAGCGGCGCCGAGTCGGCGATCACCCTTGCGCCTGGTGGCCGGTGGGTGTTCAAGCGCTACAACTTCTTCGGCGGCGCGACCACGACACGGGTCTACGGCGCTGACGGGCAGAACCGGCCAATCGAATTCGACGGCACCGTTCTTGTGCCGCTCAACATCGGCGACACCTCGGGCATCAAAGCATCGACCGTCGAAGTCCACAAGGATCACCTCTGGCTCGCGGTCAGTAGCTCCGTGCTGCGGTCAGCCATTGGTGACCCCTACCGATGGTCTGTCATCGCGGGTGCGGCCGAGTACGGCATCGGCGACACGGTCAACGAGATCTGTTCGGTCTCGGGCTCCCAGGACCAAGCCGCGCTGCTCATTCTCGGGGGAGACCGTGCCACCGTGATCTACGGCGACGCCACCTCGTTCCAGCCGGTCCCGCTGTCAACGGAAGTCGGGGCCCACGCCTACAGCGCGCAGTCGCTGGGCCGGGTGATCGCCCTGGACGAGCGCGGCATGCGCGACTTCACGCCGACGCAGGCCTACGGCAACTTCAACTACAACACCATCACCGACCACATCCTGACCAGCGTCACGAGCATCATGCCCACGGCATCGGTCGTGGACAAGACGCTGGGGCGCTACCGCCTGTTCCTGAACGATGGCCGGTATCTCTGCGGCACGCCAGGCGCATCGGTCGCCATTGGTGGCGGCTCGACCGCAAGCCGCTGGTCATGGATGTGGTGCCGCCTGCCGTTTGTGGTGAACGTCACCGTCGAAGGCGAGATTGACGACCTGTCGCGCATCTTCATCGCGGGCGACGACGGCTATGTGTACGAGACTGGTGTGGGGCGGTCGTTCAACGGGGCGGCTCGGACATGCTGGATCAAGCTGGCCTACGCGAACTTCGGGCTGCCCGGGTTCATCACGACCTTCCGTCGCTTCGACCTGGAAGTGCGCGGGCAGTCGGCGGGCTCGATCAACTTCCAGGCCGACTTTGACTACGGCAACGTGGACAACCAGCCCTCGGCCCTGCTCACCGACAGCATCCCGGCGCCGGCCACGCTGTGGGATGTGGGCAACTGGGACACCGGGGTGTGGGATGGCCAGTACGCGGCCACCGTCCGGCTGCGCGCCGAAGGCACTGGCGAGAACGCCTCGATGTCCTTCATCAACGAGACCAGCACCGAGCTGCCTCACATCTTGAGCGGCTGCATGGTGCACACGCTGCCGCGCCGAAGGATTCGCTGATGTCGAACCCCTACTACACCCACGTTTTCAACCCACCGCAGGGCTCGGCGAACCGATCGCGCCCGGTCATCAGCGAGTTCACGCTGGTGCAGCAGGGCTTCGATGCCGTGTACGTCAAGGTGGCATCTGCGCTGCGGCTGCCTGACGGCGTGACGCTGTCGGCCATGCCGGCGATCACGGCGGCCGACTACGGCAAGTCCGTCTCCATCGCGGGCGACGGCAGCGGCTTCGTCTACACGACCCAGGCCACGTCGTCACAAATGGATGCCGCCATCGCGGCTGCAGCTACAGCCTCAGCCGCAGCGTCCGCCGCAAGCGTCAGCGCCGCAACCGTCGCAGGGTCTACCAATGCCCTGCAAATGCTTCTTGTCTCGAACGGGATCTTCTGATGAGCTCAACCGCCAATTTCGCTAGCACCCCAGCCGCTGGTGCGCTGCTCGCTCAACTCTCTGTCGCCAACACCAACCGCGACGGCACCGGCACTCTGGTGGACATCCTCACGGCCGCCGCCGCAGGCACTCGCGTGGATGCGCTGGAGATCGTTGCCGCTGGAACAACTACGGCCGGCGTCGTCCGCCTGTTCTTGTACGACGGCACCAACAACCGGCTCTTCAAGGAAATCCTCGTCGATGCCGTCACGCCGAGCACGACGCAGGCAGTCTGGTCAACGACCGTCGTGTTCGACCCGCCGCTTGTCTTGCGCAACGCAAGCTGGAAGCTGAAAGGCTCGACGCACAACGCCGAGACCTTCAACGTCTGCCCAGTCCTGATCGGAGACCTGACGTGAACCTAGGCATGCTCTCAGGGTTCGGGCGCCGGAACGCGGGGCAACTCGCGGGGCCGGTGTCATCGTTCCTGGCGACGTACCCGCTGGTCACGACGATGACGAGCATTTGTTCGTCAGCGCGTGCCACAGTGGTCTTGTCTGGAGCCACGACTGCCGGCACGCTGAAACAGGCGCTGAAGGTTACGGGACGCGGTGCGCTGAACTGGGCGGCCATCTACGCCAATGACGCCACAGCGAGAACGCTGCGCTTGGTGCTGACCGCCGATGGGCGTCGGATCGTCAACAACACCTCCGGCTCGATCTCGGCGTCAGGCACGGGGTTCGTAGCCGTTGGGACTGGTGACTACGAAGGCACAGTCGAGAACGTCCAGTACCAACCAATCTACTTTCAGCGCGAACTGAAGATCCAGTTCGCAAGCAGCCTGAGCGAAACGGACAAGGTATCCATTGCCTACAACGTGGAGGTCTGGGTTCCATGATCGAGCAACTTCAGCGAGCACCTGAACCAGTGCGCCCGCGCGCTGCCACCAGCTACGCCTTCAAGATGCGCATGACCCAAGCGGAGCGCATCGCAGCGCGCAGCCTGGCGAAAACAGACCCCATCGTCTTCGACTTCCTTGATCTGCTCGACACGAAGAATGGCGGCGTGAACCTGGACAGCGAGCCCGTGATCGCTGGGCTTGCTGCCCTCGTCACAGCCGGCGCGCTTGCGTCGGACAGGCCGGCGCAAATTCGCGCGGATCCCATCCTTGACTCGGAGCGGCCCTGACCATGGCTACCAGCCCAACTGATGCAACGGCCCTGAGCGATCAGTACGCCAAGGCACTTGAGAAGATCCGTGCGGATTCGCAGTACAGCGCGACTACGGGCGCGTTCGACGAGGGGAAAGGGGTTGCAGGCCGCGTCAGCCAGCTGACCTCGCAGTCCAATCCGCTGTTCACGGCGGCAGGGACTCGCGCGAAGCAGCAGGCCTCCAGCCGGGGCCTGTTGAACAGTTCCATCGCCACGCAAGCCGGCCAACAGGCCGTCATCGAGACAGCGACGCCGATCGCCAACGCTGACGCCAGCCTGTACCAGCAGCAGCAGCTGGCGAACCAACAGGCCAGCAATGATGCCGCCGCGCGCAACGCGGCAAACGGCATGCAGGTTGGCATGCTTGGCTTCACGACCAAAGAGAACGCTCGGCAGTTCGACGCCAACCAAGTCCTGCAAGGGCGCCAGCTCGACCAGAACCAGAAGCAGTTCGAGGTCAGCTCGGGCCAGAACCAGCAGCAGATCGACAACCAAGGGAAGCAACTCCAGCAGGCGCAGCAGCAGATCGACGCCCAGAAGGAGCAGTTCGCCCAGCAACTTGGCATGACAGCCAAGGATCTGGACCTGCGCCGCGACCAGCTGTCGGAATCGCAGAAGCAGTTCCTGATGTCGCTCGACCAGCAGAAGGCGCAACTCGCCCAACAGCAATCGCAGTTCGACACCTCGCAGGCGAACACGCAGGCCAACTTCCAAGCCGACCAAACGCAGAAACTGGTCTTGGCTCGGATGGACTCGGACCTGCGTACCAAACTCGCCGAGGCACAGGCCAAGTCGCAGCAGGACATCCAGGGATCGCAGAACATCTCCAACGCCTGGGGCACGATGATGCAGAGCATCAACAACGTGCAGACCAACGCCAACTTGGACGAGGCGACCAAGCGCACGCTGATTCAGAACAACATCGATTCCTTCCAGTCGTACACCAGCTTCTGGAAGAAGATCAACGGGTCCGTGGACGTGTCGGACCTGCTGAACTTCTCAACGGTGCCGGGTTCGACATCCAATTCCGGGCAGACAGGAACTCAGGGCGGGACTCAAATGCCGCCACCCAACGTCTACCAGCCGGACTACTCAAGCACTCAGTGGGGTGGTTGATGGCGGGGATTACCTACCGCCCTATGACCACAAAGGACGTGCCGGCAGTCACCGAGTTGGCGCTGGAGGCTCTGCGGTTTGGCATGGGCGATGCGCCCTTGACCGTCAGCGCCGACAAGGTGCGCGGCATGGTGGCTGGCTTTGCCGCGCAGCCGGGGCACTTCAACCTTGTTGCGTTCAAGGGTGACGCCCCAGTCGGCGCCATTGCCGCCTACGCGGCGGAGATGCCGTTCTTCGACTGGTGCGAGGCCCATGTCGTCATGTGCTACTGCACCGAACCGCGCGCCGGAACACCGCTAATCAAGGCCATGCTCGCCTGGGTTAAGAGCGAACTGCGCATTCGCCGGGTCATCTGGGCCATGAACGACGGCGCCGAGAAGTTCTCGCGCGTCTTGCAGCGCAAGTTTGGATTCGGCCAGAAGGACATGCTGGTCTTTACGAAATAGGGGAACGCGATGCCCATGGTAATCCCGGTAATTGCAGCCATCGGCTCGGTGTCAGCCGGCCTTGCAGCCGCCGCCACAGCAACTACCGTCATCGGGACGGTCGCGGCCTATGCCTCTGTCGCAGGCGGTGTCCTGACTGGCATTGGCGCTGTCACTGGCAAGAAGAGCCTGATGAAGATCGGGGCCATCTTGTCAATCGGTGGCGGCCTGGCTACGGCTGGGATCAAGATGGCAGCCAACGCAGCCGCAGAGAAAGCCGCTGAAACCGCTGCTGCCCAAGCTGCTTGGGATGCTGGCGAGAGCGCGGTAGGGGACGCGGCCGCAAACGTGACCCAAGTTGGAGCCGACGCGGCGCAAGCTGCACAAGCTGTCAACGGGGCCGGCGACATCGCAGGCCAGATGGGCGGTGCCCAGGGCTACACCACGGCAGGCATGACCACGCCCGTTCCCGCTGGAGCCACGGCGGCGCTGGAAACCGCTCCGTCGATTGGCCTTGATGCTGCCGCGCCAGCCGCTGTTGATGTTTCGGCCCCATTGGCTGTGCCTGACGCTGTCGCGCCAACCGTGAGTGTCAACGGCCCGGCTCCGGTCTCCATCGACCCCTACCAGCAATACCAGAGCACCATGATGGAAGCTGGCCAGCGCACTCTGGGTGGCACGGCGGCCGATTCGCCCATCCAGCAGTGGCTGAACAAGATCACGGGCGGCATGAAGGCGGTTGGCGGCGTCATCAAGGACAACAAGGAGCTGATCCAACTCGGGGGCCAGATGCTGGGCGCGGCCTACGGGCCGCAGGCGGAACAGATCGACATGCTGAAGGCGCAGCAGGATCGTCAAGTGAAGAACCTCAACACCCCCGTCAAGCTCTACTACAGGAAGGGTTGACCATGGCCGAATTCCAAAAGCCCGATGTCGCCGCGCTGCCTGTCGTCCAGCAGTTGAGCGAAAAGGACCGCGATGCCTATCAGCGCATCGTCGCGGCCGGCATGAAGATGATGTATGCGCCGGAGACACGCGAGCAGCTGATGGAGGCCATCCACAGCAAAGACCCGGTGCCCAAAAAGCTGGCCGAGAACATCCTCGGGCTGATGCTCATCTTGTTCCAGAAGTCCACCGGCATGCCACCTCCTGCCGCGCTGTTCCCGGCTGCCATCGAGTTGATGGGCGAAGCCGCAGAGGTGCTCATCAACGCCGGACAACAAGTGACACAAGAAGA